CCAAGCTGAATGTCGCGAGTTCGACCCTCGTCTTCCGCTCAAAAAAAATCATGCTATACAGTATGATTTTTTTGCTTAATGCCGACTTAGCTCAGCGGTAGAGTGCTTCCTTGGTAAGGAAGAGGTCACGGGTTCAAGTCCCGTAGTTGGCTCAAATGAAAACCTTTCCCACAACGGGTTTTCGACATTTTAAAAGCTTTAACAAGGGTAGTTAATGATTGAAACGTCAACATGAACGTCAACATTAATCTATCAGAATGAAAAAAGAACTAATCAAACTCGTAAACGGGTGTGAGCGTACAGAGGTTTACGTTTCACCAAAAAACTACAAGGATCTAAACAATAGATCTTCTTTTTCTAAAAATTGGTTTGTTGAATGCCGATTTTATGATCCTAAACTAAAAAATGAATACCCTAAAGGATTTCAATTCCGGAAAAAATTTACAGGGGAAAATCTTCAAGAACTAAAAGTAAAGGCAAAGGTATTTAAAGAACAGATGGAAATTGTTCTTGATAATGAAAAGTACAACCCAATAACTAAAACTTACATATCTTCTTTGGCCAGTGAGCTGAATCCTCAAATGAAGTTTATGGATGCACTTTGGAAGGTAAGGGATAAAATACCGTTTTCGGAAGACTACGTTCGCTTATCAAGGCAAGTTTTAAATCTTATTGATAAAATAATACCAGATCTAGGATATTCTGATTTGATAATTTTTAACACTAAAATTTGGCACATGAAGAATATTTTAGAGGGAATATATACTACAAACTCTGTTTTCAACAAACATAGAAGTTGTTTAAAATCCATGTTTGATGAGCTTTTAGAGTATGGGTGTGTAGAGTTCAATCCTGTCGGATCGTTAAAAAAGAAAATGGAGGTTCCTAAAGTCAGGCAACTGTTAAGCGATAGAAAAAAAGCAATTGTTTTACAATTTTTACATGACAAATTCCCTGAATTTTACAGATATGCTAATATATTTCATTATTCAGCTGCCCGATCAACTGAACTTTTCCGGGTTCAAGCTAAATATGTTGATATCGAGAATCAAGAATACAAAGTCTTAATTAAAAAAAGAAGATCTTTTGAGTGGGAAACCAAAGTGATAATTCCTGCAGCGATTCCATATTGGAGACAAATTTTATTAGAATGTAAGTCTGAAGATGATTATATATTTTCTAAAGGATTGCGACCGGGTTTAACTCCTATTGATTCAAGCCAAATAGATAAGAGATGGAAAAGAAATATAAAGGATTCAAACGAAATTATCGACCCGATAAATGGCAAAGTAATAAAAGTAACTGAAGATTTTTATTCCTGGAAACACCTATTTCTTGACAAACTTGATCAATTACAAAATTCAAGTAATACTCCAATAATTCCAATAAATTTAGCTCAAGGCATGGCCAGTCACCTATCTGTAGAAACGACCAATAAATATACAATAGGGAAGAGCGATAGGAATAAAGAATTTTTAAAAAAAATAGATTTAAAATAAAAAATACCCCACTTTTAGTGGGGTATTTTTTATCAATAAATTTAATTTCCATAAGGAGAACTTATTTCAATTACTTTACTGCATGTTAAATTAGTAAAATACGATTTTTCTCCGGTTTTTGGTTCTGTGAAAATTTCACTTTCCCATTTTATCCACATGAGAATATAATCCCACTTTCTCAATCTATGTAAATGAGGATTAAAAGAACATTTGATTTCAAAATGCTGCTGTTTTTCATCTCCTTCAAACTTAACTACCATTGTGTTTTTCTGCGGAGATGTTTCTTCAACGATTGTACCTTTTAATTTCATCGGATTAAATTACAAAAATATCCCCATTTATTAGTGGGGATATTTTTTCCGGTAAATTTACCGTTACTTTTGAAGTGAAACACAGCCTTTCAAATGCTTTTAAGGTAAATTTACCTGAGTTTTTAAAGGTGTCGAATTCGACAGGTTTAGGAAAAGAACAAATCTGCTTCCGATTTTCTTCTTCGGATCAGTCCGTTTAAAACTTTACCTCCGGCCGTAATATACCGCTCCGTCATCCACTTTCTAATTTCAGTATCTGATGCTTTTTTATTAATCAAAGAGAACAAAGTATCAGATCCGCCTGTATTGTACGTATGTGATACAAGGGCATCAAACTGATTTTGCGTAAGAAGCACTTTAGCTTTATTATTAACTATTTTTTCGTAAGCCGGTAGGACAGCAGAAAATAACTCAACTCCTTTTTCCTTGGTAATTGCAGCGTCTTTCATCGTGACTTTTTTACCACCGGGATAATAGGTATTGCCATAGCCAATTGTCGGGATTCCAGCCGAATCCAGATAAGGCTTGGAGCTGAAACCCTCAAACGATAGAATTAATTGTATTCCTTTTTGTGATGTTTTCATTTTAAAATATTTACCTGTTATTAAACCAAATCAGCCCGGCAGCTCCTAAAACCGCTACTGAAATTCCTCCTATTTTAATTCCATTCCAAAACTTCTTTCTTTGCTTATTTTTGTAGTCAATTTGTAATAATTGCAAATCTCCCTGAAGAATATTTATGTCTGATTTCAACTGATTTTCCCTTTCATTTCCTGCTATTTTATCCTGCTTGTGCACTTCTTGAATTGTTCCGATTACTTCATCTTTGGAGCTTATGATATTTCGACTCAATTCCAAAGCTTTATCTTGTTCAGAAATTAAATTATTAGCACTCGATAAGGCGGTCTCTGTTTTTTGTAAACGAGACTTTAAATAATCACTTTGCTTTAACCCCTTGTAGATTTCCGGAATTTGAGCAATAGGAATCTCAATACTCTTTGTAACGGTATTTTGAGATAAAATCAGACTGCTCAGTAATAGTAGCGTCAGTAATATGATCTTTTTCATTTTGAAAGTTTTTTAAGTCGTTAAAATTTTTATCATAAAGCGATCTCATGTCAATAATATTTGAATTCAGTAAATTGAAATTCTTATTCATTAAATTGATTTCGCTTGATTGTTTTCCCAGAACAGACAATGCAGAATCCCTTTTGAAATTCGCCGTTCTTTCCCGGATTTCGGCCTTGTCTCTCTCTTGCTTTTGGGCTTCCTGAATTTTTTTAATCTCAGTCACCTGCTTTTCGCTATTTTCCTTGAATATATTGCCAACTGAATAAGCAAATGCAGATATTAATACAGTGACAAGGAATCCATATATAAGGTCTTTATTGATCTTCATTTTCGGAATTTTTATTGTTGTACTCATTTTGATCGTCTATTTTTAGCCCAGCTCTTTTGGAAGCTGTGTCGAATATTTTTAAATATCTCTTGTCGAACCAATCTGTCAAATATTGACCTGCAAAAGCTACTATAGGAAGAGAAGGTGAGCGCCACTCGCTCCAATTCAAGACCTTTAAAATTCCTGAAGCAACGTATGTCAAGCAAAGATTTATCAGCAATACAGCTATCACGTATGCTGCACTTATTTTCTGTTTGTTTTTGATATAAACAAAAGAAATGTAAGCACCAGAACCAATAAGCACTGAAAATACTAATGCTAAATATTCGCTGATATTGTATGTCGTTATATTTTCCATTCATTTCATTATATTTTTTATAAAAAATTCTTTCATTTTATACTATCTTTAAGTAGTCCAATATAATTTAGTATCTAAATTTGAAAATTCCATTTTATCTAAAACCATTATTTCTTTTGCTGCCATCATGCCTAGTTTTATTTGCCCGGAAGTATTCAAGTGAACATTATCACTATTTAGTTCATTAGGATAAGTAATAACTCTACCATATTTATTAGCATTAACATACTGAACTTTAGCACTAGCAACAGTTGCTCCATATCCCGTATTAGTGGGATTTACTTGAGCCATAACTACGATCGTATTTGATTGAATAAATCCTTCATTGTAATTGTAAGCCATCATTGAATTTAACGCTGCCAAGTATTGACTATCTGTTAGTCCTCGATCGCTTTCTCCTTGAACCCATAAAAATCCTGATATATTAATATCAATACCTTTTGAAATAAGCCATTCATCCGCTTTGTTTTTTCTATCAAGCTTATCTATATAATATTGAGTGCCTTTTTGAAAATAAGAAATTGGTCTTCCATCACCTACATTTTTATCTATATATAGATTCCCATATTTATGAGTTTGTAACCAAGATAAAGCAATACCAACCTCAGGTCCAAATGAAGATGCTGTAGCAACTCCACTAGGATGTTTGTAAAAAGCATCCCATGAAGCCATATTATTTACACCTATTTTTAAATTTTCATAATTATTAGTTTTAGGATTCCAAATGAAAACTCTTGAAAATTCTTTAGTCCAGTCAAATGATGAAGCATTAAATGGCGCTGAATTAAGTCCTGAAGTAAGCCCAACACCATACGCATTACTTTGTCCTTCTATTAATATTCTAGTATTTTGTACATTTTTAATATTTTTTAAAACGTTAATTTCATCTAGTTTAGAAATTATGCTATTAACATTATAAGTGTTATCAGCCACGCTTCTTTTGGATTCAAAAGTGTATGCAAGATATCCGGGATTTATTTTATAAGAATTTGGTAAATTAACATTAGTTATATACGTTCCGGAAACATTATCTGTAAATTTAATTGAGTTACCAATGTTAAATAGAAAACCTATAGATTGTCCAACTAAAAGATTAAAAGCTACAGAGATTTCATTAATGCCCGCCACAACATTGACTACAACTTGGCTCTTTATGGCTAATTTGCCTGATTCTATTTGAAAAACAACTAAGGTAACACTTCCGGCTGAATTAAAATTGGCGGTCACTTTTTCAACACTTCCATTATATTGACAATATAAATTATTTGCAATAATTTGATTTGTATTTGAAGAAGGATTTGTATTTTGGACTCCTTGAGTATCGGTTCCTATTTTTTCTACAGCAATTACGGATTTTTCAAATCCTTTATTTACCAAAGTTTCTGAGGCGTCATAAGTAGCTTTCATTGACGCAGGCTTTATATTGTCGGCAGGATTAAAAACTTGTTCAGCATTATTTGAAGGCATTTTATTTTTAACATCAACCCATGCTGTACCACTATAATAGAATAAGGTATCATAACTTTCTACAGCTTTTAAATTTCCTGCATTTGGATAATTTGTTCCTGGAGATGCAGAATAAACAGTTGGCTTATACCATCCGCTTGAAGTTGGTGTTGGATCTGTTGGCGCTAATGGTTTTGCAACATGCCCAATAAGCTGAGAAAATACATTGAACGAAATCTTAAAAAGTTCCCCGCCTCCTAAGTCAATAGGAATAAAACCTCCGACCGGATTTAAAGTTTCTTCAAGTTCTGAAATAGGCTTCGTTTTTAAAAATGCCAAAAAGTTATTGAGTGCAACCATCTGGGCTTGTGATAAGCCTAATTCAAGTGCCATTTGTTGAGTTATTAATTTCATGCTTAGTTATTTACTTCGATTGCTGTATTTTCGCTTAATGTATATATTGCGGTTTGATCACCGTTAGAAAGAACTTTCTTAAATGAATCATTAAAAATATCGTCCTCATTAATTGTTAAGTACATTCCTCTTTTATCTTTATCGTAGCTGAACTTAAATTTTCCAACAACCAATAAATCATCTATTTCCGGCTTTTCTTTTATCGTCCGCTTGGTTCCATTAATGTAAAATTCATTGTTGAGTACGCTAAAAAGAATAAAATTCATAACATTACAATCGCCCTCTCCGATAAAGCTCAATGTAGAGATTTCATCTAAGTATGAATCTTTTATTTTCGGTGAATTTTGACTACCTGTCCGAATTGTAGAGTAGTCTGACTCTATCATATATAAACCATAGTCATATGCCGGTAAATTTGTTACAAACCAGTCAAATTGACTCTCTTCAAAGTCGTATCCAAGACGGTTGAAATAGCACTTTGTTGCGACTCTTACGAATTTCCTACCATCATACAGTCTGCTTTTAATAAATCTTACGCAATTAGAATAAAAAACAGTTTCTCCTGTAACTTTTCTTATTTCAAGGCAGCCTTCTATTTCTTCACTTGATTTAAAAGTAACCCGCATTAATCTTGTTGAATCTTCATTAAAAGCGAACTTGCAAGGAATCTCAGTTTGATTTTTACCAATAACCCACAATTCCAAATCTGTAGTATCAATATCATTTTCATAACTAGGAATTAGGAACCTGTGAAATTCATTAAGTTCCAAGGGGTAAGAATTTTTACTCCCAAAAAACTGAAGGTTTTGAGAATTATTTTCATCCAAAAGAGCCTCTTTTGTAGGATAAAATCTAACAGGAGAATGATATGGATATAAATGCATTAACAGATTTTTATTATTATAGTGTAAAATTAATTTTACGCTAAATTGGTGTTGGTGACTGTAAAATCAAACTTGAGGATCTAATCCTGTCTCTGGTCCACCAGGCCCTGTTTGAATTGGCCTATAAAAATATTTTTTAATTGTATCTGCATTCAATGTGATTATTCTTACATCATTTGTGCTTACATCTTTTATTGAAAGACTTAAAAAAGCTGACACAGGAATACTGTAGTTTCCAGAACTACAATTAAGTGGACGTTGTTCTGGAAAATCACTTGTTGTTGCATTGTTTAAAAATATTCCAAAAGTGACTGTTTCATTATTTAAAGAATGATTAGTAATTTGTTGATCGCTTTCTCCTGAGCCAATTGGACTAAAAAAAGAAGCTATCGGATCCGGAGATTGTGAACTGAAAGCTGTGTACGCTCCGGTACCCGGATAGTCTTGATAATCCCATGTTATTTCTAAATTTACGGTTCCTTTAACTTCAAGATTTAAGTAACTGTTCCCGCAACTTGTGTTTTCGGTTCGTGACGTTTCTTTTAATACCCAGTTGTTGAATTTCCAGTCTATATTTGATGAATTGGATACTTTATTGTAATAATCAGCAGTCGAAACAATTATTCTAAAATGCACTATTTCACCAGTAAAAACACCATCAAAAACAATGTTAGAAAATGTAGTGGATTTCATATTGGTAACTTCATGAACTGTTTCCCAATTTATACCATCTAAAGAATACTGAATTTTAACAATTGGATTTACATAATCATCAACATAATCCCAAGATAATGAAATAGTGTTTTTATCAATCTGATTAACTGTTTTTAAGATAGGATTTTCAACGTATTTCCCTTTTATTTTCCCTTTTATTGTTAATGTATTTTCTGACTTACTATGTTTTAACATTTCTTGCCCAAATGGATAAACATCATATAATCCATATGGAGTAGGACATGTAACAAATCCTCTACTTTTGGTTCTATCGTCATTTTCTCCGAACTTCCAATTACTATATAAATCAATATATTCTTCAAAACTAACTTGAGCCATAGTTATTTCAATTCTTTCTCCTGTAAATAAAGTGGTGCTTTGATCTCTAAAACGCTGAAGTGATTCATCGGCGCCAGTCACAATTTTACCTTGTAACTCATTTGGCATTTCCGGATTTACAATTTTCACGGATGCAGAAGAATTATTTTTATAGTTCGTGTTTTTTAAAATATCTGTTCCATGCTTTTTTCTTAAACCACTTCCAAACCAAGGAAACCATCTGAATTCATGATATTTTGGATTATGACGAACATTTGTTGCTAATCTTAAATTTCTAATATTCTCTGATTCTGTGAAGCCTTCATCCGTTCTGTTTTTCGTTACGTTTAACGCTGTGTAAGAAATAAAAGTGTCTACATTTCCTGTTTCAATATTCAATATTTTATTAAGCATCATTTCCGATAAATCTATACCTAAAACCGTCCAAGTCCCAACATTTTTACCTTCTGTAATTTTTATGGAAGACCCAATTTCAATCATGGTCAAATCGAAAGGCAACTTTAGACATTTAAGTACGAGATGGCCATTTTTAACTATATGTTCACAATCTTTGAAAACACCCTGATCCTGAATAGTATCTACATTTACAAGATCTACCATCACAAGATCATCATCATTTTCACCTGTTGAAGATGATTTATCATCTACAAGCTCCTGAATCTTATATTCATCGATAATTAAATTTGTCTGTTTATCAAACTTGTTTTTCTTCGATTTAATACTTGTTGTTATTTCGGAAGTTGTAACAAAGTTTTTGATATCATTCTGTGATTTGGTAGATATTTTTTTTGACCCAAACAACAGTGTATTGTATGATAAATCTTCATCATTTGTAATAGAAAAATCTTCCGTTAAAAATTCCTTATTCGATAAATCATAACTTTGAACATCCTTAAAAAAATATTCTAGATCCTCAAAGATCACTTTATCATCTAAGATGTCATATCCCATAGGTATAATATTAGCAATGCCCTCTTGGAATAAATCTTTAAAATTTGTTTTAAGCTTATTACTGAGATATACTTCTGGAAGACCACGTAAATACATTCCAGTTGCAATAGATGTATTGTTGAAAACACCTCCTTCTCCAATATAAAAGCTTGTTGCTGACATTTGGGAAGAGGTAGAAGATTTTACAATTTGATTTAAAGCATCGATAATCTTAATCCCCTTGGTTCGCACCAAAGGGGGTTCTATATTAGTTGTGAGCTTAATCATCAAATCATCATTCAAATTGTACATCAGAAAATCCCCAGAATTATCATCAATGACGTAAAAGTGCAAAGATTGCCCTGGTTGAATGCTTCCTATGTCAAATTCTTCATTATCAATACTCAATTTACTATACCTAATCGATCCTTGTAGATTTTCTGTGTAAGTTTTAATTTTTTTATTTTTCACAAAAATTCCATTTTGTCGAAACTCTGCATATATAGACACATTTGGGTAAATGTTCCCCCCACTTGTTCTGCAATTGATGTCAAGATTGGTAATGGTTGCTTTGAGTGAATACGTTACTGCCGCCTCTAAAAATGGCCCCAAATCCTCTTGTCTTACAGGATCAATATAATATCTCATTCCGCAGTTTTCATTTTGATTGCTGCCAAATTCAAAATCAGTTGACCTTGTAAATGCTAAGAATTTCTTACTAGCTGCCGTTTCATTATATGAAATCTGTGATGTATTGTAGATGTAATAGTTTGTTGCAGATGCCTCACCTCTTTTGTATCCTATTGTTTTTGCTGTAGCTGGGATAATATCTTCATTATCAAGATCCTTATTTGAAAACAGATCAATTGTAGTTTCTTGACGATTAATAAATTTGTTTTGTGCTTCAGATTTTATCAATTCTATCTCACAAGTCATCATCATTCTATCAAATGATTCTTTTTTCTTATTAAGATTGATTTCAAAATTTTCACCTAATAAATCATATTCAACCTCATTTTTTTTTGCTATCCATTTAAAAATAATTCTTCCATCACCACCTTCATCACGATATACATTACGGATTAATTCAAACGCCTGTTTGTTAGTGTACTCTGATATTTTCAATTTTATTTCTGAACCTATAATAAAATCTTCTACATTAAAGTAGGTTTCATTCATATTTACAATTGAATCTACTTCCTCCCATCCTTCAGGCATATTAAAAACATATTCTCCCATGTGATTTCCCTCTGGAACAATTAATTTAAAAATCTGCTCTACTCCATGTTCATATGTGAGTTGTTTAATTGGAATTTTCATAATAAGTTTCTTGTAATGTTTGTAGATCATATTCACCCAAAACAACCGGAAGGCGAGATCCGTGATATTCTATAATTAATCCGTTTTTTCTTTGAATATTCGGGTTTGAAAATCTACTCATTGCATTTTCAAATTTCTTCCCAATACCATCAATTATTTTTTGTGAATTATCAATTTGTTGATTATTACTTACAGAAACATTTATTGATGGAGCTTTCAAATAATTTGATGCTGTCCTTTTGAAGATATTCTGTCCTATTTTCGGGATGCCTCCTAAGTTTTTGATAATTTTTTGAGACTGTTGTGCGGTCCAAACTCGATCACCTTCATTTAACCACGTTTTCTTTGCTCCATGTGGCGATCCCTGACTAGTTACAACTCCATCATTATTAGTAATTATTTCTCTACCATGTTCCTGAGTTAATGCAAATTCAGCAGGGCCATTCAATCTACCTTTCCAATATCTTGGTGTAGGATCTTTCGACATGATTGAAACACTTTGTGCAATACCAAAAGCTAAAGCTAAAGCTGCAGCAATCGCACCAGCGGGAGTAAATCCATATTGAGCGATCGATTGGGTTGCACCTAAAGCTCCATTTATCAATGCTTGATTTGATGATGCATGTTGTTCTGCTTTCGCTTTCTGCGTTTCAATCATCTTTTCACGCTGTTGCTGTTGTTCTCGGACTAAACGCGCTTCATCTTCTAAACGCGTTCTTTCTCTTATCTGATCCTCATTAAGGTCTCCCAATCCATTAAGAGCATCAATTCTACTTTGAAGGAAATCCTGTTCCTGTTGAGCTATTTTTTGAGAAGACTGTAATTGTAAGTCTAAAGCTTCTAAGGTTTTTTCTTTTTGCCTATCAGTAAGTTTTGAAAGAGATTCCAATACCGCTGTAACGGCTAAATTTGCATAGTCTTTCCAATCTGCTGTTTTATCCTTAAGCCTATCCATTGTTTTGGTATAGGCATCAGCTAAATGTTCAAAACCTAATGTACTAAAGCCTTGTGCAACTGCATCTCTTAAAGCTTGAGTGCTTTCAGAAATCAAATCTTTAGCCTCTTTATTTAGCTGTTTATTAGTATTTTCAAGAGTAATGATTTGATCGCCCGTTTCAGCGGAAAATCTTTTGGCATCTGGATTTTCTTTTCCTGCTAATTCCGCCATTGCTACCTGCAAATCATACTGACCTTTTAGAGTTTTAAGATTCTCTATTTCTAGGTTGTTTTGTGCAATTTGCTTATCAATTTCTAAAAGTTGTAATTTATATTCTCTTTCAGCATTAGATAATTTTTTATCTGAAAGAATTAAACTCTTTTGTTCCTCAAAGCTAACATTAGAGTTAGATGTACTTATTGCTAATTGACGTTCTAAATCTTTAGTGTACGCCTCAATTTTAGAACGGAATTTATCAGATCTAGCATCTTGTATTTTGCCAATTTCTTCATCTCGCTTTCGCTCCCACTCGATAACTGGCTGCGCTGATTTTTTAGCTAATGCTATTTGTTGAGAATAATATTTTTCTAACTGAACAATACTTTGAGAATCTAGTTCAATTTGTTTGGATAATTTCTCCGAATCTGTTAGGAAATTTGATTTTTCTAATTCTTTAGATTGTCTTTCTGATATATTTAATTCTTTCTTATTTTGCTCTTCGAGCTGTTTAGTTTGAATGTCGTATAATTCTTTATTAGCTTGTTTTCTCGCATCAACAGCTCTTTTGTAAACCGCGCCCTTAACCTGGATCTCTTTTGCGTCCAATCCTTTTAAATAGGAATTTATTTTGTTAGAGTAATCTTTTACTACTTTTTCATAACCTTTCCAGTATTGTTCGTCTGAAATTTTTAAGTCGAGCCTTTTTTCTTCTAATCGAGCTATTTCCATATCTCTAACGCCCGTCGCGTTGTTAACAAAGTCTTTTTCAGCCGCAGATAGAGTGGCTGCTTTAGGCTTTGGAGGATCCGGAGTGATAACAGTTTTTTCTCTCTTTAATAACTTACCTTCTTCTAAATACCAATCATCACCTTTTTTATTTGTTGTAAACCAACCTCCTTTAGCGTTCTGAGCCCTCCATACGTTACGAACAAGGGCGAATTTTTCTCCAGCGGCAACTGCTTTTTGAATAATCTCATTAGCTTCTTTAAATCGGTCTACTTGCTCTTTTCCCATGCCATCAAAGCTTTTAGCAGTCAATCCATTCATGAACACTAATTGCTTTTGTTTTCCTGTTAGTCTATCAAAAGTCCCTACTAAGTTATTGTAAGCTGTTGTAGCATTCTTTATGGCCTCTTCGTTACCTCTCAATCCTCTATTGTAACCGTCAAAATTTAATGATGCCTGATTAACAACAGTATTTAACCTATATAAAATATCTGTTGCAATTTTATTTTCTTTTGAAAAGGTCTTTGTATTCTTGTCAATCATCTTCTGGGCATCGTAATAAGAGACGCTTCCCTTTATGAATCTGTCAAAAATATCCTTTATTAAAGGACTCATTTTCGTGTACTCAACAATATTATCTTGAAAAACCTGATTTATATAAATATAGGCCTGAGCCTGATCCTCTACTAATTCTTTTATTTTTTCGTCTTGTTTTTGAAGTGCTATTTTATACGCATATTGTTCATTAACAGCTTTTAATCTTTCCTCGATTTTAAAATAGTTTGCAGCCTCTTTTTCTAATCCCTCAGTAATAAAAGGGTTTATCTGCATCATTTCCTCCATTATTTTTTTTACCTTATCTCTGTCAGTAAGGTTCTGACGCAATTCGTAACCTAATAAGTTGAGTTTTGCTTGCTCTTGTTCAATAATGGTAATTTGTTTGCTTGGAGTAATGAGTTCCAAGAAATTTGTAATAGCTGCATTGAAGCTTAGTACGCCTTTTGTCATTACTCCAGTGCCAGAGTTTACGTTATCAACAAAAGCCACCCATGCATTAGTTCTTCTATTTATAGCCGCTGTCTGAGTATCAATTTGTTTATCGAGATCTAATTTGTATCTTTTATTTAGCTGCTCAGCAAATTTTGGAAGCACGTCATCAGCTAAAACTTCACCTTTTTTAAGCATTTTGTCTAATTCTGCTGTACTCACACCCATACCATCAGCAAATAATTTGAATGCTCCTGCCATACGATCCCCTAACTGTCCTCTAAGTTCTTCTGCTTGAACCTTTCCTTTGGACATCATTTGTCCTAACGCCCTTAAAATTCCAGTGGTATCATCAGTAGTAACGCCTAATAAAGCACTTGATTTAGTTACAGCATCAAAAAGATATTGAGTTCTATTTCCTTCGATATAAGTTCCTTTAGCGGAAGCGGCAAACTTAGTGTAAGCATCAGTTAAACTTAAAATTTCGACTCCGTATCTATTGGCTGTTTTGGTTAAAAATTCATTTTGATTATTTACTTCTTCATTTGTTTTGAATACCGCTTTTTGTGAAAGTCTAATTGAATCTAACTTTATCGACGTTTTCACGGCATCTTCTCCCCATCGTAAAAAAGCACTTGCAATATTGTCGATAGAGGCGACTATTCCAAAACCTTTTACAATATCGGTTACACGACCCGCTAGAGCTCCGTTTTTTTGTTTATATGCAGAAGTCGCCTTATTAAGCTTGTCAATCTGCCTTTGGAGTTCCATAGCATCTTTATTTGAACTATTGAATTCCTTTCTTAACTGTCTTAATTGGGTTCTATACTCAGAAGAAGAGATTGATCCTTCTTTCTTTTTTCTTTTCAATTCAACAATTTGAGCTCCGTAATTCCTTGCTGTTTGTGTAGATTCTCGAACTTCTCTTTTTAGTCTATTGTATGCACTACTTTCTTGATTTGAATTATTAGTATTTTGCCTCTGTTCTCTTGCTAATTGCTGCCTAGCCAAACTTTCCTCTCTGTTTGCTCTGGCAGCTTCAGCTCTTACCCTAGCTTCTTCATAAGCTGTATTTACAGAATTACGCGAAGCATTTGATACTCTTTGAGTAACTTGTAGCAATTCTCGTTGAGCCGCTGTATATTGGCGCGTAATATTGGTAAGATTTGATATGCCATTTGCATATTCTTTTGGTTTTCCAGCATTGAAAAACTTATTTAATCCTTGAGTTTCTTTTTTTAATTCTCTCACTACAGGAATAAGATCTTTTCCTGCTGTAATCAAATTACGAATCTCATTAATAGATTGTCTAGTTTGAATTATCGCTAAATCGTTTGTGTTACTCATTTTGAATTTAGTTTTTCAAGTGCTTTAGATCTTTCAATTGCTAAATCGACCATAATAGAAAATTGATATAAGGTTAATTTATTTTCATCAGGCATCGGCATTTCTAAGCCTAAAAAAACATTGATAAGCTGCTTATCTATATCAATTTCTGATTCGTCATCAATTTCATTGGTTGCCATGAATGCTTTGTACTTCTCTTTATTACCTTCGACAAAATTTATTTTATCTTTTAATTTTTTTAGCTGAACCACAAGATCATCGTTTCTCTCTACTTTGATTCCATCAAGTAAATCAGATGCTATTTCTTTGATCGTTTTTAATTCAATGCTTATGTCTTTAATACAATCTTCTACATCTGTATCTGTGACGATATTTTCCTGAATCATTATTTCTATTTCTTCAGATCGTTTAGTAAGCATTTGCTGGCAAATAGATAAATTCTCTATATTCTCATAGACAAAGGTTAGAATGTTGAATTCTAAATTAGCAAGCATATAATTTGAATGATTCAAAACTTCTTCGGTTGATTCATTGACAGAAAAAACGAAATCCTCAACTAGAGTATTGAATTTCGTCTCCATTTCTTCGGGATTAGCATCACAACCTTCATCTGGATCATAGCCTTTTACCATATACAAAAAATCCCTTGTTTGCATTATTCTTTTGTAAATGAAAAAAGGGAGTTCTTTTGAATCTTTATATACTTTTAATTTCGTTTTCATAAATACAGGGATGTTCTGTTGGGAAATACCATTCCGGATATCCGTCCGAATTGACAAATCCTCTTTCGATTGCTACTTCATTGGCAGTTTTGCCTTTTTTAACACAAGCTATTTCAAGCCTGGTTCCTGCTGCATCATCAAAAATGTGATAAATAAATGTTCTTTTTTGAGGGTCAGTCATACATTCAATAAGTCTTTGACAAGCTGTTTGAGAAATACTTTTGCTACAATTACACATTATGATCTCTTATTGATTATACTTAAAGCCTTTGGCTGAACACGGTTGATATTTTCTTTTTGGTAGTCATACCATTGTTTTTTAGTAATTCCTAAAATTTTTCGCTTAGAAATGATTGCATAAATATCTTTCATGTACGATGGCTTATATGTAGTGCTAAAAGTTACTTTTTGAAGTGTAATTCTAGGCTTTATGCTTCTATAGAATGCTCCATCGTATTTTTTACCCCACCAGTGTTTTAAATCCCATCTCCCCCTATTTAATGGGTTTGATCTCATTTTGTATGACTTATAAAAAATACCTCCTTTTCTATACCGGGGTGAGTAAGGCGGCATATTACCGCCATCACTCGTTTTCCCGTGCATTAGATTGTCTTTATTAAGATTTCTTATCTCATTGATGTTAAGACCTTCCTTTATTATTTTTGGATATTCCTTTTCCAGGTTCTTCAGGTTTTTCAGAAACTGTTCCGCTGTTATTGTTGGCATTTTCAACAATTTTAGGTTTTAACATCTTCTCAATAACTTTCTCGCTCAGTTCAGGTGCTTTTTCCTGAATATATTCTACGGCTTCAGCGAGTGTTTTAAACGCCTTCCCAACGCTGAAACTATATTTTCCTACTGTATAATTCATTACACAACTTTTTTAGCGTTTGATTCAGCAACAAAATATCCGTTATCTAAAACATAGATCGGATATCCGGTCATGTTGGTTACAAATTTAATTTCCTGAGCCGCGACTAGAGCAGCATGTGTAAATGTATAATTCTCACCCTGCGAAGTAATCGCGGTAATTGCCTCCGGAACGCCGTTTCTAACTAGTTTCCAATTATCTTTATCGGTTAAACCAATCATTGGAGCATTTGATCCCGCTCTTGTGATCTTTACAGTCGTAGAAGTATCTCCAGCTTCTAAAATTGGAACTACAACATCAACGGCTTCAATAGGCTGCAACTGTCTAAAATCAATTGTATCATCAGTGAATAATACAGAACTTTCCTGCCAGAAAGACATTCCAATAAGCGTAAGATCAACTCTTAATGTAGATCCGCCACCTTCAGCTCCGGTTTTGATGTTTCTGATTCCTGTGAATAGTTTACATTCAAACCCTTGGATAGATCCGTCTTTGTTTTGCTGAGCGAGTACCTTATCATCCTTCAAAACAAACATGATTGAGTACGCTTCGCTCTTGTTAAGTTTTTGAAGTTCATTCTGGAATTTTCCACCCTTGTAAAATTGGATATTCCATTTTTTGATTCCCTGGTGATTTTGAATACTTTCTCCAATAGATAAATCAGTGTAAGATTCTGCCACATTTATATCTTCTACTGTATCGATCTTTACTGTTCCAATCACACGATCTTGTTGAATAAATTCATCTAAAACTGTTTTTGTGAAAGTGGCTGGATCAAATCGAACGCTTCTTTCTAAAAGGATGATTCCAATAACCATTTCATCATCACAGAACAAACCGCCTAATCTTGCGGCCATATTTCCATAATTACATTTTGCTAATTTTAACATATTTTATTTTTTTTAAATTTTTATTTCGAATTGTGGGAAACATTCATTTTTGATTTCAATAGTCGTTGTAAGAGATAAAGCATCCCATACGCCGCTTAATACTGGATCTCCGGAAGCTGTAGGCTTGCTTTCCTCCATCATATCTTTTAATGGGTAAACTCTAATCCTATCTACGTTATCGCACGAAATACCTGAAGTTTTAATTACTTTTTCGTAAAACATTGATAGCACTTTATAAAGTAAATCTTTGTATGTTGTTGAAAATCGCTTTTGATTTCGATCATTTAATTCAGCAGATGTAATAAATAAAATCTGGCAATCCTCTAAGGTCGTTTTACGTTCTAAATGATTTCTTTTAGTGTCATAGCCTTCAACTAGCCAAATCAGCGGAAACTTTAAAACATTACTTCTATTGTATTCTTCCAGCTTTTTCGCCAACTCGTACAGATCGCCTTCCATGTAGTTAATGACGAAGTTTTTACCCCACGCTTCAACTTCCATTTTCCGATCTAAAAGATCATACAAAACAAGATTGTGGCTTATCATATCCCAAATTCATTTTTAAACTCACCAAACCTTCTATAATCTTGATCAAGTAGAGGGTAATCGTTTTTATTATCAAAAAGAAATTGAGCCAATGATACTGGTCCCGATTTTCTATTTACTCCGTAGTAATCAACACCGCCACGTGGTAAAAGCCAATATGGATTTCCTTCTAATGTAAACCCGCTGGGATTACTTCTAAAACCTCCATGAAGCTTTTCAATGAATTGGTTCCACGTTCTAACGATCTTTGGAGTAGCCGAAATTGTTGAGCCAACCTTGCTTGAAATCGTAGATTCTGCCGTTTGCGTAGTCTGTGTAACATTATCTTCTCTATAAGAGCAATAAACATAGTCAGCTAAAAGACTTTCTTTTGTCTCCGGCTGAATCAAACCTAACCAAAAGCATTTTTTACCTTCTTTCTCATAATCTTTACCGTTAATGATGGCTTTATAGTTTTCTGGAGTGTTTTCCGCTTCCCCATTAACAATAAACTCCTTGAAATCTTCCCACATTTCCCAGCCAAAAGCATAAGACAGTACATCTTTTTCACCTCTAATAATCTCTTCTGATAGTCTATTATCTATTGTTGAGTATGGAGATGGCTCGGAAACATCCGCTAGAATGTTCGTGTTTTTAAAATATGTACTGTCTATTAATGGCATGATTAATCAGTTAGAATTTGAGTGTTTGAAGCTGTGAATTCAATTTTAGCGTCCTTATCCTCAGTAGCCTTTTTCGCGTCGATCAATTTCTTTGCGAATACTTTATGTTCTACAAATGTTTCTCCTTGAGGCTTTCCGTCTTTACCGTTTAGCTTAATAGCCATGTAGTCAGATGCAGATCCGAATTTCACTTCCTCTCCTTCAACCTTTTTGTTTTCTACTTTTTTTAATTTTGCTGACATCTTTGATATTTTTATTATTAAGCTGCTTTTAAAGCTGCTTTAACTGTTGCTAAATTGATTTTTACAATGCCTGGATATTCCGCTGGTGCAGCATTTAAGATTGAAAATACTTCACCCACTGCTGTATATTCATTTTCGATGAATTGTTCATTGTATTGACCTCTTCTGAAGATAAATCCTGAATGAATTTCTTTGTAGATACTAAACTCACCAATAATTGCCTGTCCTGCTTCAATCTTTAATGAAGGAACAACTCTAACACCTGCGATTCTGTTTCCAGAAGCATCGATGTAAGGTTTTAATTGGAGATTTCCATTAGCGTCTTGAGTATAGATTGCCGCATCAATATCAACAGGATTCATTAGCACTGTTTCAGGCGTGAATCCAAGCACTCTAATCTGTTGCATTGCTGCAATAATTGCTAACCCATTATCTGGATTAGGAAGAGTTGCATCTAAGGAAGATCCAATATAAGATGTTGCATTTGCTTCGATAATCTCAATGATACCATCCTGCCATGCTGTAAGAACATCTCTTTCTATCATATCAATGATAGCATCCAATAATGCTTCAAAATCCATTTCAAATTCCTCAGTCCACTCAATACGTCCAGCGTATTTTTTTCTCTTTGTAGAAGTGTTTTGGAATTTATACTGTAGTAAAGGCTTAACTTCACCTTCTACTACAACCGCAACCGCCCCTTCTCCAGGAACTTGTTGTCTTTTCATAACATACTCAGGAACTTTTGATCTCTGAGTGTTTCTGATCACAGTAAGAATAAAGTTTTCTGGAATTCGGATCATTGCAATCTCGTTATCCCACTCAAAAGGACCAGTAGGCAATGTTAATCCAGCAGTATTGCTGATTGTTCCGTTATTAGTCATGTGCATTGCCGGAACTTTCTCGATTAAGAATTCCTTAGAACCTTTCTCTTTGAAGTTTTTAACAATTTCTTCATGATTTTCTTTAATAACCGTATGAAGAAATCCTTTAAACTCTGGAGATACTTTGCTCTTCATAGCTTCTTTTATAACATTCACATCTTCAACAATAGAAGCGACATCTTCCCCTGTTTTTTTTTGTCCTTCTGTTAATGGGTCTAGAGCGTCTTTAATTGCTTTATCCAATTCTTCTTTTCGTACTTTATCATCATGAGTCTTTTGCTCTGACATGTACTTTTCTTGTTCTTCCGGCGACAATGCGAGAATTTCCGCCGCTGTTTTTCTTTTAAAATCCATTTTTAGATAAATAGGTTTAGATTAATAATTTTTTGTTGTTCAATCGGTGGAGTGGCATGTGCCGAGTCCTGTTTGGTTGAAGTGTCAGCGACGGGTTCAACGCTTAATGTTGGTGTTGCGAAGTTGGAACCGAATACAACAGCACTTCCTTCTCTTATTTGCTGCTCTGTAACAGCCCAGAAATAGCCGTACTGGTCCACATCTTCTTTATTGACAATATTCGGGTAATGTTTATCCCAAATATCTTTTTCTTCTTTATTCCATTCCGCCTCTGAATTAATAGCGAGATCAATTTGTATGTATCTTAATCCAGCAGAATGCTCTTTTACATAGCCTTTGGCATATTGTTCAAACATGAAAGGATTACGTTCTTTTTTTATAGTAGCATAGAAAACTAGACATTGCGTTTTGCCTTCATATTCAAAGCCTAAATCCTTCCAACTTATAGTCTCAACAGTTAATTCTATTTCGTCAGAAATAATCTTGTCAAATTGAGCTTTATGCGCTTCCAATAACAAAACTCTTTTTGCATTTTTAACCGTTCTATTCCAACTATCGTTAATTGATACATCCAAATGAGAATCAAATAAATTACATGAGTTAACAACAATCTTAATTTTTAGAGCGTTTATCTCACTTACATTTATCTCATCAGCCTTTAATGCTTCGTTTTTTTCGTTAACAGCAAAAGAGTATGCAATAGAATCAGTTTCCTTAATCTGAAGCTTTTTTTGAGCTTTTAAAAGACCTTTGTTTTCAGATAGACATTTAAACAACTCATCTTTGGTTGCAAACTGTCTATTTGGAAATTCCTTAACTACTATCATTTTTTCACTGTTTTATTTTTTGACAAAATATCTTTCTTTTCTTCAAGAGACTTTTTTAAGCCTTCCGGAATATCTTTCTGCTTTAAAAGCTTCTCTATTTTCTCGGTTTTATTTTTCATCTTAGTTTTGTTTAAAGAATTCGGTTAGCTGATTTCGGGTTAAAAATTCTTCATAAGAAATTCCTTCATTTACCGTCTTGTATCTCTCGTATGCGTCTATAGTTTGAATTATAGCTGCCGTCCGACTTTCCAAACCTTCATTCTTCTGCTTCTTAGTAGTCTCTAAAACCGCCTCTATATGATCGTACGACCCTATAAGCCTGGTTCCTTTCTTTTCGAAATATTCAGGACTGCGATTAGTTAATGTGTTTACGAAATTATCCGTAATCGTTTTTGCAGGGCCTAGTGTAAATCTTGCTTCGGATACTTGCTTGTTTTCATAGGTTGAATCTCCAAAATAGTCTTTAGGCAAAGAAAGACGTGTTCGGATATTATCCTTTGCGTTTTGTTGCTGCTCTATGTTTTGAAGCTTTTTATTATCCCTTGTAAGATCTAATTTTTCATAAGGCAGATTAGTCACTACAAAATCATTCTTTCCTTTGCGTGCTCCATATTTACCGCGACCACTCAGCTTATTTTCAGCGTCTTGTTTTTGATCGTCTGCAGTAGGTGCATATTCTGAAGCTTTTTTTGTTATGATTGAATTTACTGGACTACTTACCAGATAAGCCATTGTTTCCTGAGACTCAATGAGCGTGTGAATATTTGAAATCAAAGGAAATATCCTTGAAATTGGATTGAAGAAATTACGACTGTTGTATCCTCTTTCTGAGAATCCTTTTTTTGGAACTCGATCATAGAAATAAGCCAACTCATAAAGATTAAGATTTCTCTTCTCATTATTTTCTAAACTTTCTTTAACTATCAATTCTCCTATTGCTTTTTTATTAAGCAGATACGGATTACTAACCTTTGGCATTGAAAGCCTATTAAAGTCTATATTAAATAACTGAGCTCCTGATTTAAGATTTCCATTCTTGAAGAAATTGCCGTATTGAACGCTCATTCCAGTAGTAAGAGTGTTGATTACCATTTCTGAAATGAATTCAGATAAATTCTGCAATCCGTTAGGTTCTTTTAAAAAATCCATATACTCCGAATTCTCGATCTCATTACCCTTACTATCAACCTCCATGATCTTAACACGATTGCAAGTATCAACATAAATATCAATGCAATCAGCAAGAAAAAAACAGTTGAAGTAGTATGATTTTAAATTCTCTGAAGGAGTATAGGTGGAAGTGCCTATTCCTAATGCGCTCCATATATCCGTAGGTTCATAATAGTATGCATGTGTGCCATCAACAAGCCTTTCGTATGATGGCGCATTCCACGTTGATTTAACGGCTTCAATTGCATTATCTATTTTTCGAAGTAAACCCACTTACTATTTGTTTAAAGCAAAAGTAAATACGCTTTAAATTGGTATTGGTGACTGTAAAAAAATAATTAAAACTTTAATCCATAATAGTCTTTGACTCCCCAAGCGACATATTCCAAAGCATTCATGTAGTGGTCATCTTTTTTCACGGGCTTACCTGTTGGCTCTCCGTTGATGTATTCCCATTGATAACGGTCTAGTTCATATTCAAATTTTCCTTTTTCATCAAATCCATTTTCTTTGTCATCTACTCCCCAATCTTCCACATAGTAGAATATAGCATTACTCATGAATTCAAATCGAGCCTTATAAGTTGGCTTCTTCGTTTTCCAGACATTTAAATTATAGTTTGATCTAAGATCATTCGTTAATGGCGTATCGGAGCCTTTATCATTATCTGCACTATCAGCCCAGCCCATAGACGAATTACCAACTATAGCACCAGCGCCAATCAACTCTTCGCCTAATGGACCATTCATTTTATTCATTGGTCTATACATACAAGGCAGAATATAGAATGATCTATCGCCATCGAATTTAACCTTTACTAAAGCTGAAGGAGATGAAGACCCGTAATCTATGCCCATAAACTCCATGCCATCAATAGACTTGTATTTTTCGTAATCGATTGGATAGAAATTGTGATGAATTCTCTTGGGATTCTCAGCCTTTAAACCAAGACCGTAAACGATCCATTTATATTTATTGATGGTTTTTCTTTCCTTGTTTTTTTTATGTACTGGTGGCTGATAAGATTCAGTTACACGCTGGCCTTTATACATAATAACACCGTCAACTACTTCATAGCTTCCAGACTCCCACGGCTCATAGCCTAATATCTTCATTTTTTGCCCAGGAGGACAGAATGGGTTATTTCTGAAAGTAGAATAGATTACTTTACATCGTGGATTTTTAACAAGCTTCTCGGACCACGATAAACCGATAGGGTTAATATCAATAATTACTTGGTTAGAACGCTGATCTATTTGGTCGAATTCATCTTCCTGTATCTTGTAGGGCTCATTTAACCAAGCAATATCCTGAGTAGTTCCATGAGCATTAGTTTGATCTGCTCCTTTAGGAGAAATTATAGAGCCATTTTTAAACACGATAGGAGTAGTATTCCTGTTCATCCGCATATTTCGTCCAGACAACGGAATAAGCTTCCTAAAGTCCTTCCAAATCGTATCAGTCAAGGCCTCTCGGCTATCTCTCCAGATATTAATGTGAAGGTTGGGATTTTGCTCACATTCTCTTAAAACCCATTCTTCAAGACTCCAGCTCTTAGAACTACGGGAGCTACCTTCATGAATAATATACTTGTATCGCGGGAATGCTCCAAAATCATCTTTTTCACAAAATGAATAAAATAAGCCAGATTCATAAGTAAGAAGCTTATCTGCTTCCCATTTTTTCACTGGAACCTTTATAAATTCATCCGTCGGCAAAGCTTCATCACCACTATCCAAAAAAATACGCCCCTCTTCATCAAATAGGCGTATTCTTAAAGAGGCGTAAAAGTCGTGCTTTATAAAAACTTCGGTTACTCCGTACTTATTCCTCTTCATCGAGTTTTAATTCTTTTTTTAGTTGCTCATAAGATCGGCCATCTTCCAGAACTAAAGGAATTGATCCTGTTACTTTCTCGCCGTCAGAAGTCAAATCAAGTTTATCTCCGTACTTTTTAGGCAGCATCTTTGAAATAGCCCACTTCAAAGTATCAACCTTAAGCTTCCTATGCCCCAACATATCACCTTTAGTTTTTTCCATCTCTTTTTTATTGCCTTTTTGAACCATTTTCATAGTCTCCCCCTCTTCGGTCGTGAAAGCAATATGAATCATTTCTTCGAATAAAACCTCTGCTTTGATCTCACATGCACGCGCGTATCGTTTTGATTTAATTTCATCTTCTTCTAACCATTGAAAGAAAGTACTTGTAGAAGGTGCCCACTTCTCTTTAAGTATATTCCTTACTGCCATGCCTTCATCTATCATTAAATTGATGATTTTATTAAAAACCTTTTCTTTTCTTTCCTCCGAGTATGCCATGATTAATAATCTTCTGTACAGCTAAAACCCTTTAGTAAGAGATCAGCCATTAATTTGTTCTTTTCTTTCTCTGTCGAGCATGTTACTTCAAACCTAAAAACAGGAATGTACGTTTGCTCTTCGGGTATTTCTTCTTCAGAATCGTCTTCTTTAGCAAACTTTAAATCCAAGCCCCAATCTTCTAACAATTCTGAATCCCATTCATTTGCTAGCATATCCCAATCCCACTCTCCGCCGGAAACATTGTCTTTAATTAGGAATTCTCTTTGTTGATCTTCTGTAAGATTGTCTGCAATAATTACAGGAACTTCCTTTAATCCCGCTTCTTGACATGCCTTCAATCTCATGTTACCTCCTAGGACGATCATTTGAGCATTAACTACTATTGGGCGGATATCCAGCATCTGCGGAAACTCTTTAATCGATTTAACGAGCTTATTGAATTTATCATCTTTGATAAATCTGGGGTTATTCTCGTTGATCTTTACTTCTGATATTTTTACTTTTTTTGAATTCATGATATTTATTTTGATTTAAATATTTCGTCAGATGGGTAACCGAAGGGATTTTCATCTACTTTTATCCGCTCTTCCTTCAAACTTAGATACCAGTTAATAAGCTTCACAATCTTATCGAATTCCCATTGAAAAGAAGCGTGATAGCCTAATGCTTTTAATTTCTCAATAGTCTTGTTTTGATCTCTGAGGTGAGTGTTTGATTTAAGTTCTCCATTAAGCTTGTAAGGACTCTCAATTTTTAATTCTATGAATAAGCCTGTAAAATTACCTTTGGGCTGGAAAATAATAAGATCAGGGGTTTTAAAATCAGGTTTTTGGATCTGCTTATTCCGAACCGCTTGCATCTTTGTAAGCTTTACGCTTGCTATCGTATCAGACATAAACAATACATCCGGATGAACAGCCCTTAAGTATGAGCAAACTCTTTTTTGCAGATCAAATTCGGAATGCTTCATATATTTTTCCACGTTTTAAAATTTACAGCGTTTTGAACCGACGAAATCGAAACACCATATTTCAGTGATATTTTTTGATAAGAATTCCCCTCGCTTCTTAACCTTCTTATTTCTCTCACTTTTTCGCTATTAAGCTTTGCCATGCCGTTAGAATCTCCTTTGTTTGGGAATCCTTTAGTTTTAAAGGTGTTCGCAATACTATCTTTACGACTTTGCCACATTGTGTTAACTGCAGTATCGTTTAGACGATTTCCATCCTTGTAAAGAACAACATCATTCTCTTCCGGTTCCCCGTTAAATGCAGAGCAAACCAATCTGCCGACTAGTTCGTTTTTGTACCTCCCAGTTTTGTAATAAAGCAAAACCTTTAGTTTCCCATTAGAAAGCGTTTTTTTTAATATTAAAATCTTATTAGCGACTAAGCTCTTTACTCTTCCGAGGTTAGAAATTTGATAATTGAAATCATATCCAGGAATGAATTCCCATATTTCCCCTGGCAGATCTTCAACACTTCTTTTTAAATTGTAATTGCTTTGCTCCATGTTAGTTAAGAATTGATAACATAGCAAAAGTACAAATGTTAGACAATAAAAACAATTAATCTAACATTATTGTTTGAAAAGACTAATATTTTTTATTTATTAATCTAACTTTAATTTTAGGCAAATAAAAAACCGCCTATTAAGAGCGGTTTATTTTTTTCTTATTCCTTAACATTTTTTTTCCAAATTCCTCCCCATTCTCCCGTTACTGGATCGTAATAATGAAAAAATCCCGGTGGAGCGTTTTGTAGCTCTATCGTTGTAATTCCGGTAAATTGCTCAATCTCCTTCAAGGTGGCCAATGTTCCAACATTTAACTTTTTACTGAAAACAGGGTAAGAGACCCCCATTTTGGCAGCTAAATCAGTCAAGCCAATATTATATCTATTTACAAGAACCTGCCGTATGCGATCGTCTTCTGATATTTTCTTTCTTGCCATTTCAATTATATAGTCTTTTATGCAAATATAATAATATTTTTATAATCTTTTTAAATAATATTTTTTTAAAAATTTTTCTCTCTAATTTTCAATTACTTACATTTTTATATAGCCCTTTAAGGTTTTTTAATTAGGTTTATATAATCTTTTATGATTATATTTGTATCAACAAAAACAAACAATTAAATATTATGAAAAACGAGATCAGAATTTGGAACGAAAAAGAACAGAGATTTGTGTTGGCAGGAATCCAAAAAGCGTCGGCAAAGAAAACATTTATTCAAAAAATCATATCACTTTTTTAAAAAATAGAAATCATGTTCACAAAATTGAAAAATCTAGTAACCTCATTTAACGGAGATGCTTTAGCAAGTTGTTTTGCTGAAAATAATGTCAAAGAAGTTAGGGAGTGCAACAAAACAGTAATGTTTCAAACCGAATGTGGTAAACTATTCGAGGTTTATAAATCAATTTTAATTAAAAAATATTAACAATGATCAACTTAATCAAAAAAACAGAAAATCAAGGGCGAAGAAAGCAAATGTTTGAAGCATGTAAGTCTTTGGACCTCCCGAAAAGAACAAAAAACGGGGTAGATTTTTACATCTTGGACCTAGGAGACAACGTAGCCAATATCTGGGAGACTGGTTTTGTTAACTTTTTAGGCTTCAAAAACATTAATGAGGTAGCAGAATCTTTAAAATAAAATACCATGAAAATTAAATTAAGCACAGGGAAAGAAATAGAGCTAACAGCCGAAGAATTGAAAGAATTGAAGCCTATTATCGATAAGGAGTTTGCTTCATTAGATGAGAATTTATATTTAAAACTTAAGTGGTCAAAACCCGAAATTATTAGAGAGGCTTTGGAAAATATGGCATTAGATGAGTTGATAGAGTTCGCCAAATTCAATGACAGCCAAATTGAGTATTCACCTGGGTATAGAGCGGATGCTTTTACTACTAAAATTCGGCAGGAGCTTTTCAAAAGACATGGTTTAGGCTATAAACAAGCTTTTCACTTAAGTTTTAAACAAAGGGATTTTTTAAAGAGTTTAGGACTAAAAGAGAAGTAAAAACGGGAACCCGTAATTATAATCAATAACTAATAATTAAATTCACAACATGACAACCCTTGAAATTATTTTGATCGTTTTAGTTTTAGCCTTAGTAGCCTTTATTGTCGCCACTGATTTAGGCAATAAGAGACTAATTAAAGCGTACATAAAACAAATCGATGATCAGCAAGAATTCATTCGGAAATTAAAACATGATTACAATTATCTTTTAGGACAGACAATAAAAAATCTTCGCGAAAAAAAATAACAATACCCTCTTAATTGAGGGTTTTTGTTTTTATAATTTATTCTTTAATTCCTATTTGCTTAAGTGCCGAAGGGGTGAGTTCATATTCATTTTCACAAAAACCTTCAATTGTTTTTCCGTAAACATCCCAGTGGTTTTCCCAGTCATGTTTGTGTCCAACCCAGTCTCCTTTTGGATCTTGTAAAAACAATGTATGCTTTGATGTTTCTATATGTGATCGAACTACTGAAAAGCCATTAAAAAACACTTTTGACATTTCGTTATAGTATTCCTGATTTTCTTCAGGAATTTTAAATACGATACCATTTTCATCCATTGGAACAAACATTCCAATCGTTAAAGGTTGATTTAAAAATTCTGCATAATTGAAAATCAATTCAAGGGAATTTTCTACTGTTGATTGCCAACCTGATTTTTCAAGCCTTTTCTTTTGCTTTAGATAATAGGGGTCGGGAGTTATTTCTTCCAGATTCTATCTCTTGGAACTCTTGGATGAGGTTGCCGGAGGAAATGAATTGATTAACTGTCTCTCTCTGAGATTGTAGGCCAAGTCCTGAGTTGCCTTGTTCTTTAGTAGAGACTCTTAGGTAAGAGATGTAATTTTTCATGAAGTTGATTTTTGTTGTTTTATATTAAGCAATAAGTGTGCCATTATTGCCCCGGAGTATCTTTGACAGTACTATAGTCATCAGGAGATCCGTAAGTGATTATTGTTTCTTCTCCCTGTATAGAGACAATTGTTACAAGACTGAAGTTAATGTAAATAGGGTTGTTGCTAATTAAGCATGTAAGTTTTATAAATTTCATTTTTGTTTTATTTAGTTAAGCAATAGTGCGCCAGACTTATTTAGCAATTATTTCGCTTAAAATAAAGATTCTATAATATCTGAACAAAGATTTTCAGGTATTTTACTTCTATTGTAACTTCCTTTTCGTCCTTGTGTACCTGTTTTAGAACCTCTTGGAGCTCTTTGATGCCCACAACTAGGATTTCCATTTTTACACTGGGGTTTCGGAATCCATGTTTTAGAGTTTGTGAAAATATTTGTTGGCTTGGCTCTCTCATCTCCATACTGACAGTACCAAACTGTTTCTCTTCTACCGCCCGTTCTTTCTAAAAAACTATTGACGAAATCCATTTTACGAAAATAGCCTCTTGGGTTTTCAATGAAGTAAATCATGTTAGGGTTAATTGATAAGTAATATTCAATCAGATTAAGGAAATGTATATTTACACTGTCGCATTTTATAGCATATTCAGATTTTGGCCTCCCATTATCTCTGTGATGAGAAATTGCAGCAATAGAGTAGGTTGTACAATCAGGGCTTGCCCAAACTGCGTCAGGCGTAAATGGAACATCATCGGACTTTAAGTTTCCAATATCTCCAACCCAATCAATGTTATCGTAAGCCTCCCAATCACAACTGAAAACTTTAAGTTTAAGTTCTTCAGCAATCTTGCCAACTGATCGACTTCCGGCGAATAATTCTAGTAAGTTCATTTTATTTCTTTTGTTTTAATTAAGCAATTTCAAATATTAATGTTTTCTCTGGGTTGAAGGTTTTTGATTCAGACTCTTTGTAGTTTTTAAGCTTTTGCTTAAAGGCTTTTATCTGCCACTTGGCGTGATGTGTTCTATCTTCAATTGGTCTTGGTATAGGATTTTCACCCCAATAATACCCATTAGCTTCTATTGCTGAAATAAAAGATTCTAAGGCGGTTTTATCTTTAATTCCATGTACTAAATCATCCGCTATTTTCTCCGTTAATTCAGAACCTTTGCAGATGAATTCACAGTCATTTTGAAGTGGAAAACAAGCAGGATAATCATCAGAAGTCATTTTATCTGTGAAAAAATATAAATTTCTCTTATTTAATAGTCCGCCAAACTCACATTCATTGTTTGGAAACTCCACAATAAGAAGTCTTTTCTTTAAGTCTAGTTGTAACTGTTTCATTTCTATTCGGGTTTTAAATTTGCTTTGTTTATGAACTCGTTTTCTTCCAAGCCAAAAACATTGAAGTGCCATGCTAAAAGTTTTTGAAAAATAGAATAAGGCGCGAATTGTAGCTTATCTTCTGCGGAAGCCCAATCGTCCGACAAAGCGTATAAAAATTGAATTTCCGCTTCACAATCCCAATCTTTATGCATTTTTTCCATTGGCTCAAAAAATTCCCCATTATGCTCAATCTCTTTTGTGAGATAAGATAGATCGTAGAGTATGGGTTTCATGATAAAACTTAAATTTTTATTTCGCTTAATTCTATCAATGTCAGCCCCGAACATCTTTTTAGGGTTATTTAATTTAGGCGAACCATATGACGTGCAAACGTCCAAATCATACGGCAAATACGCGCTAAAAATCTTTATTAATTCTTCTTTTGTCATTGTTTTTTTTAGTGGTTTAAAATCACCATTTTGTTAGCGTCAACAAAATGGTTTAAACCTCCCGACATCATTTTGCCGACATCGGGAGAATGGTTATTTTAAAAGTTCAAGGTTTTCGTGGATATTTCCGATTACACATAGTTCTGTATCAGCTTCGTAGTAATCAAAGTATTCAAAGTTTTTGTTTTTACCTTTCAAAATCCATCGAGAATCCTCATACTTTAGCTTAGGAGTTTCAATAATGTTACCCAGCGAATTTTCTATGGATTGAAAAATATCCCCTTCATATATGTCAACTCCTTTAACGTCTTTAAGTCCTGTGAATTGAAGCCAAATTACATTGTTAGAAGTTCTTTCTTCTAAATTAAATCTATGCAAGATTGAATCGTTTTTTAACTCTATTGCGCTATGGATCATTAATTTATTATCAATGTCCCAGATTTTAAATTTTATTTCTCTCATGTTGTTTGTTTTAGTTCGTTAAGTATGTTGATAGGTTCTTTTATTTTTAATCTTAGATATTATCATATAAGTCACATTAAACTGTTTAGCAATATCTTTTACAATAAATAATTTCAGAGAGCAATCACTTCTTTAATATTGACTCCTGAAACTTAATCACTCGTTTTTGATGCTCTTCAGAACCGGTTAAAACTGGTAAATGAAGTTATCTATTTCTCTCTCTTTTTCATCGAAATTTTTGTTTCCTGAAAAATGTTTGCGTAGCTCACTGAATGCTGCTGTCATATCGTGAACCGCGTCACGTTTGTGAATTACTCCTAAATGGCTTAGCATTTTTGTTCCCGTAGAAATTATCGTGCTTCCAATAGCGCAGAAGCTTAGCCATAGTTCTATGTTTTCCTTGCCTTCTTGGTCAAACTCATTTACTTTTTTCATCGGCTCAATTAAAGGTCTTTTAATCTTGGCTTTTGGAACCGAAATAAACTGAGCTGATACAGGTTTATTGTACAATGGTTGTTTTAATATTTGTGATAAATTCATTTTTTATTTCTTTTATCGTTTCTATTTTTCTGGTAAATCTGTTTAAGAGCTGCCATTGCTTCAGCTTTCTTTAATTTTTCTTGTACAGTCTTTTCCAATGTTTCATCCATAAGTCTTCTGATGTTTCATGTAGTTTTAGATAAATAACATAGTTGCTAATCATTTCATTTTGGAACTCCAGAAAAGCATCTTTCTTAATGATTTTTGGAAGAGCAGTGGATTCCGAACTTAATTTTCCTTCTGCGACTTCTGGTACGTAGTTTTTCAGGAAATTTTCAACAAAAATCAATTTTACTTTATCACCTTTTTCTTTTTTAATAAGATCATAAAAAACCGGAGATGCTAAAACTTTTCCATCTGCTTTGAACCTGTGAAAGTCTTTTCTAATATTTTCAAAAGTCATCTTTTCAAATTCTTCATCTGTCATTTTTGCGGGTGGCGGATTAAGGAAGTTCTTAATTTCTTCCTTTGAATTTTGATGCTTTTGGTCTCGCGCTCTAAACTCAACATAACCACTTTCAATTTCCGCAAGGTTAATTTGGTTGATTTCACGGTATATTTTTATTTTCTGGTCATCTAGTACCAAAATTCCTTTTGAAGCGAAATTTAAAGCTAACAAATACTCCTGCTCGGTTAAATCACTTCGTTTTCCATAGTCAACAAGTTTACTTTTAGCAATATTGAAATCTGAAAACTGATCATCTGGATCATCATCGCTGAATTTTGGGTCGATGAAAAGAATTACTCTGTTTGCAAATCTTTCTAAAACTTCAGGTGATGACCACTTCAGTTTCGGTTGTGAAATCTCCGCCGTTACCGTTTCTGGAAGCCTCCCTACGAGCTCTTTCGGCAAGTATGGAAGAACCGGACTTTTTCCCGGATGCCTTAAAACCTGAGCTGGTATTTCCTGAATTATATCCAGCTCCGTTGTTTTTGTTGAAATTATTTGATTGTTCATTTTCTTTGTTTTTTTGCTCCCATGTCCTTACTGCTGCCTCCCAGTCTTTCATCGGACTATTGCCCACTTTCCAGCCTTTTGATTGATAAAAATTAACGAAGTTGTAGCCTGAAATTCCATTTTGTCTTTTGTTGCAATAATCCTGAACCTGCTGAACGCTTGGAGCGGTAAATTTTTCTCTTGGTTTGGAAACTTTTTTTTCCGCAACTTTTTTTGAAGGTTTTTCTTCTTCGGTCTTTACAGGTTTCGTTTCTGGAAAAAATTCAGTTTCAAAATTTTCTTTTTTTATTTTTTCTTCTTTTGATTCTTTTTCTAAAAGAATATTATTATCATCTTCATCATCATATTCATCTTCATTAGGGTTTTGTTGGGTTTCCAATAAACCCACTGGGTTTTTTGGGTTTTCTTGGGTTTTTGTAATTAATTGATTTTCAATCTTTTTTGGCCTACCTCCTTTTTTTCCATTGTTCCTATTCCTTTCAATGGTTTTGTCGTACTTTTCGGAAGCCCTATCAATATCATTTTTTATAAAATTGAAAGCCATTTTAGCCATGGGTTTAAGACTTGGAATTTTCCCCGAAAAAGCATACTCTATAATGCAGTCGTAAACTTCCAATCTTATTTCATCTGGCACATCCTTTAATGCTTCCATCCAGCTTTTATAAAAAATAAATGACTCTTTCATTATTAAGTTATTTTGAACCTTTTTTAGAATTACAACTAATACATAGAATCTGTAAATTATTTATGTCATTTGAACCTTTCTTGATTAGTGGTACAATATGATCTATTGATAACTTTTCAGTCGTTCCGCAATGAAGACATGCATTACACTTTTTTATTAAGATTTTGAATAACTGTTTTTGCTGTCTATTAAATTGTTTTCGCTTTTCTAAATAATCGTATTTTTTGAAAAATGCTAATTCAATACATTCAATTATTGTTTCTAACTTTTTTTTGCAAATCTTGATACCGTATTTATTCCTATTTCTAAGTTTTTTAAACTTTTTGTAATGACTTTTAAAGACCGAAACGTTATCTAGTGTGAGTCTTTTTAGATTCCTAATAACATTATCACTACAAAACCCAGTATCAACCAAATTGTACAATACAAGATGAATAAAATGAGGGATTTTACACCCTGTTAAGTAATGCCTCTCTATTTCTTTGATGTAATTCACGTTCTATACTATTGTAAATTCAATTATTAATTTTCACCGGATTTAAATCCGTTAGTTTTACTGATCTTCGGACTTCTTTACACAATCACTTTTGCCGAATTCAGTTGAGTATCATTTGTACTCTGTGAACAAATTCACTTCCGCATTGTCTATTTCGGTTTTTGCAAAACCATACTGATCAATGTCTTTTTTTCGCTGAATAGTTTTTTCAATCCATCCTTTAGCTTTTGGAAAGAATTCTTTATCAATTTCAAATCCGTAAGCTTTTCGGTTTAATTCTATCGCAGCAACTAAGCTGCTTCCGCTTCCCGCGCATGGATCAATTACCACCTCATTTTCATCGGTAAATAATTCGATCAATCTTTTTAACAATCCAACTGGTTTCTGTGTTGGGTGTAGTTTTGGATAATTATTAATATCTTCATCTTCTACCCATTCAATGCAATTCATTACCATTTTGCCTTTGTTGTTGAATTTTGGAAGCTTATCACGATAAAGTAGAATTCCATATTCACAATTGCCGACAATTTTCATATTCGCTTTTAAAACCTGAGCTGAAAATTTCTTTCTAAAAATCAAAGGAATATAATTATTGAGCCCATGCTTCTTGCCCAGCTCTGCAACATCATACATTTGATTGAAGGCGCAGAAAACTATCATGGCGGGAGCCTTACCTTTTTCTTTCGGTTCTGGTTTTAGCATCTTTGAACAGAAGTGCATGAATTCTGCTGGCTTAAAATTTTTATCGGTCATGAAAAACTCTTTTCCTGCTAATTCGCTTTCTCCATTGGAATTATCTCCATCGTTGTACCATGCCGGATTAGATGCGTATGCTTTATTTCCTAAATTGTATGGAATATCTGCAATAATCAGTTGAGCTTTTGGTAAATGATATTGCTTGTAATTCTGATGATGATCTCTGTAAATCATAAAAATTAATTTTGTGGTTCACATCTTACAATAGAAATACTGCTACTCGGATCAACCTTATGATCTCTTGTTTCCAGTACTTCCACAATATTTAAATCATGAGAAGTTTTATTTGCTTTGTGAAGCTTAGTTTTATGATAAACTCTTGCTTGGTCGTTAACTTCTGGAAATGATCCTTTTGGATGTATCACGGAAAATGTATCTTCCGTATATTGAAACATTGAAATATAGCTTGGCATAATGTTATTTTTTTTGTTATTTATTTTGAGTTTAATTTTCTTCAATTTTATTTTTTTGAAGATTATTCGCTTCGTTGAAAGTTTTGTTTAAAAAGTTTATCTCTTCCTGAAAAAACAAATGGAGATCGTAATTTTAAAAACCGATTCCACTTATCATCTACTTTTGCGTATCGGTGAAAGTCTAGATATAAAAATGCTTCTTGTCGGCTGTGAAATTGCTCCATTGATTTGTAAGAAGTAAATTCTTTCTCTTTCATCTCGCCGGAGCCGTCTCGGTACTCTAATTTGAAAACTGTTGCGTTTTCAATGTTAATTCGTTTTTTGAATTTTGGCATTTCCTGAAATTTTACTGAGTTGATATTTTTGTGATAATTCAGGATTACGCTCTAATTCTAAATTGTGCTCATTACAACAAGGTTTCCAGAAGCGAACATCTAAGTATAAACTAATGTTGTTATCTCTTGCCCATTGGTCTGCAAATCCTTTTCTTCCCATTGTATGTTCTACGGTATCGGCGCTTTTATTACAGCCTTCTATAAAACACCTTAGATTTTCGGGTTGTGCTAAAAATCGAAGTCTTTCACGGGTGTAAATAGGATCTTCTTTTTTTCTTTTGGCTGATTTCTTTGGAATTGGCTTTCCGATATCCTTAACTTTTACTGGTTTTAAACTCGCTCTGTAATTCCAATAATGAGTGCTGCATCTTTTTGCAATCAGCGGTTTTTCGGGAGAACCTGGCGGGCAATCTATACAGACGCCTTTTTTATTTTGAATTGTACTATTACGCATTTGTCAGTTGTTTTTTAAATTTTTCCAGATCGGAAATTTTGAAATATTTATTTGTGCCTTTTTTTACCGTGAAAGGGATTTTTACATTTTTTACCTTCCTTGCAAAAGCGTGATAGGACATGTTTAGATATTCTGCAGCCGATCTACTAATTAATAGTTCTGGTGGATTTCTCTTGTCTTGTAATTCCCGGGCAAATTGATCATCACCCATTTTTAAAAACACAACTTTACGAGGAATGGATTTCGCTTTTTTTAAAGCTTCTTTAGCTTTGTTTCTTTCTATCTTTTTTGCGATAGAAGAAGTAATATTATGTGATTCTATTTTTGTTGACATGGTTTATCATATTTTTAAAAATTCATAGTACGCCTTATATGCTAAAAATGAAGCTTGTATTCTTTTGAAATCTTCAGTATCTCTCTGTGTATCGAAAACTTCTTCACCTTTAAACCATTCCTCCCATTCTGTAAAAGTCATTTCCTTACATCCTATTTTTAAAGTATCTCCTTTAATTGCGATTCTCCATTTCATAAAAATCGGCAGGTAAGCCTGATCCTTGTTTTCGGCTCCGTAAAGGTTCGCTCCGTCAAGGTTCGCTCCGTCAAGGTTCGCTCCGTCAAGGTTCGCTCCGTCAAGGTTCGCTCCGTCAA